TATAGCGCAAGTACTGCATATACTACTGTTAGTTATGTTACTACAAACACTCCTACTGTGAGCGCGGGTGCTTTCGTAATAGGGCTAGACTATACGATTGTTTCAACAGGATCTGGATCTACTAATTTTACCTCAATAGGTGCCGCTAATAATACAGTAGGTACAGTATTTAGAGCAACAGGGGTAGGTTCAGGTACTGGTACTGCAACACTTACTCAATACTGGCTTTGTACAATTGCAGGGACAGGTAATACTCCCTCAGTAACTTCTTCTTATTGGAAAGAAGTACGCAAATGGGCAGAGCATGCAAATACTACTAACTATTATATAGGAGATTTAGTACGCTATAATGCTACAACAGTCTGGCGCTGTAAAGTACCTCACACTTCTTCAGCCGCAATAATACCAACCAATACTAGTGCCTACTGGGTAAGAGAAGAAATATGTGGTAAAACTATGCAGTCCTGCAAGGCTAGATATGGTTTTAAGCCTTCTGTACTTACAAGCGCAAACCAAAAGCCCGATGGAGCAACGAATCTAGCAGCTCGTTTACCCTTTGGATCATTCCCCGGAACATTGAAGTATTAATTATGAATCAAGTAGAAGAAATTAGAGAACATTTTGAAAAGTGGTACCCTAAAGAAGGTTGTGGTGTACTAGCAGTAGTGAAAGGAAAGAAAAAATGGTTTCCTTGTGACAATGTAGCAGAAGATGAGAATGACTTCGTTATAGACTCAAAACAGTATATTAGTATAGGACACCGAGCAGATATTGTAGGTATTGTACACAGCCATCCCGATGGAACTACAGAGCCTAGTGAGAATGATATCAAATACTGCAATACAGTCGGAATTCCTTACTATATATTTAGCTATCCTGAAATGGATATGAACATATTACAACCCATACGCGAGACCAAATCTCTGTATGGTAGAGATTATGAATTTGGTGTAAATGATTGTTTCGAAGCATCTAGAGACTATTATATATCAAAAGGCTTAGACATACCTAAGCGCCCCCTGTTTGAAGATGACTGGTGGGAAAAAGATTTAGACTACTTTACTGACGAGTACATAAGTACTTGGGGTTTTGAAAAAGTAGAAGGAAATATGCAAGAAGGTGATTTAATTATTTTTACAATAACAGCACAAGTAGGTAATCATTGTGGAGTTTATTTAGGTGATGATATATTCTACCATCACGCAGAAAATAGAATATCCTGTAGGGAGAGTATTTATCCCTTTTGGAAAAAGTATATAAGTGGAGTTTATCGTTATGCAACGTAGTGTATATCTACAAGGAGAATTAGGCGAAAGGTTTGGTCATAAGTTTATCGTTAATACCGATAATTATGCAGATATATTTAAGTGTATAAATGCAAATAGACCAGGATGGCTACCTTACGTGCGCAAATGCCACGAAGAGGATATTGCGTTTATCGTAGAAACAGAAGATGGCGCAATTGATCAAGATGAGTTATTGACTCCTATTGCCAAGGGAGATGTAACTATCTCTTTAGTTCCGGCAGGCTCTAAAAAAGGTATTGGAAAGATAATAGTTGCTATTATTATGATTTATATTATGTATCAAACTGGTGTTAATATTTCGTCAGGTGGAGCTGAATCTTGGATGTTCGCGGCCGGCGAAGGTGGCAAGATTGGGATGCTAACGTGGAAAGGTGTCGCTGCAATTCAGTTCACCGCGAGTCTGGCTATAGCGGGTATACAGCAAATAATGGCCCCCGATCCCTCTGTTGATCAAGATAACCCAACTAACTATTTATTCTCTGGAGGAGCTAATAATGCCGTAGAGGGAGATCCTATTCCTATAATGTATGGAGAGCTACGGGTTCCTGGCAGGCCGATATCTGTAGATATAGCTCAAGGCGGTAATGCGATTCAGAGAGGCGGCACGCAAGCAATAATAAATAATACAGTAGTAGATGCAGCAAATAATACTGATATATCAGACGTTAATACACACCAGAAATAAGGAGAACTAAGAATGCCACTTACGCAAGCAGAGAAAAACGCCCTAACCGCAGATGGCGGATATCAAACTAGTCAAAAAGATCGCCAGACGATTGCTATCACTGATATTATATCCGAAGGTCCTATTTATGGACTTGTAGATGGCGCGGCTTCTGTCTATTTAAACGACGATAGAGTTGTACCCCTAGCTCAGGCGGCGTCCTTTTACAGCCAAAGCGCCGCAGCAGTGTCTCTTGTTTTCGACTCCCCAACTGCTACAATAACTGGAGCAGGAACAACTCCTGTTATTGAGTCAGACACAGGAGACAAATATCTAATTGTAAGAGCAGGTAGAGGGCAGCACTATGTAAATGCTACTGATGGATCTGCGGGTACTGATGATTATAATATAACGGCTACTTTGACGGCTGTTGATACGGGCGGAAGCAATACGGCTTCTAGTTTTTTCGTAAGTTCTATGGTATCTTCTCCTGCGGATATGGATACTCATGTTCCTGCAAGACTAGGAATTATTAATACAGGTGGGGTAGGTGATGGGGCTTATGGAGAAGGATTTATATCCAAGCGCATCAGCGGCTCTGTTGCTGAGTACGTACCAGGTTCCGGAGCAGCAGCAGGGATATGGATTCCTGACGGCTCTTACAACTTAGAAGTAGATAGAATTGTTAAAATTGCAAGCATATCAGGCGTTACAATCACCTTAGCAGCAGTATGGCCAGGCACCACAGCGTCCTATAAGTTTGATGTAACGGGAGCTATTGTTACTAATGCAGATGTTATAACACAGACTGCTACGGCTAATTATGAAGGAGTCACTACTCAGTTTAGGGTAGGCACTCTTGCACAAACTCCTTTTTCTGGAAGAGGTGGAGAAAGTGGTGCTACTTCTGTAAGTAATACACCCAGCGCGGGTGGCGTTCTAGAACAGTCTACACCCTATAAAACAGATGGGCAGGCAGCTAAAGAATTAGTAGCATCCGCTTCAGCGGGCTTTAATCTAACAGCTGCCCAACTTCAGGAAGTTGATGAAGCTAGAATTACTTTTGCATACGGGGGTGGGCTTCACGCTATAGGAGGACAAGGTAGTGATGAACACTCATTTGCTCTGTATAAAGTAGACTTTGCATTGAAAAGGCCTGGAGAAAGCAACTTTGAAACAGCTCAAGTTTTAAAACACCCAATGATGCATTCAGGAATGTATAAAAATGCAGTTACTTTTGTAGAGACAATAGATTTGGCACAATATCGTCCTTTTTCAGACTTTAAAGTAATCATATCAAGAATTACTAATCATGAAGGTCCTGGATACAAAAAGATAGTAAATGGCACCCCCGAAACTTTTCATGATTGGACGAATGTTACTCAATCATCAATAACTAACACTACGTGTGTTATTAAAGATATATTAACTCATCCGTATTCGGCCCTTGCCAGAGTAACTTTTGACACTAAGAAATTTCAGGGTATGCCCACTAGGTCTTATCACATTAGAGGGTTGAAAGTAAAAGTACCTTCTAATTATGTAACAAGAGAACAAGATAGTAATGGTATAGCTAACTATATGCGTAATCCTGCAACTGGTCTAATAGCTGCTACTTATCAGGACTGGGACGGGGGATTTGCTTTACATAATACTTATACAAATAACCCTGCTTGGGTGTTTTATGATGTACTTACAAATAACCGCTATGGTCTTGGAGACTTTTTAAAAGCTACTGATATTGATAAATATGCTTTATACAGAATTGCAAGATATTGTGATGAGCTTGTAGACGATGGAAAAGGAGGTCTGGAGCCTCGCTTTACAGCTAATCTATTTTTTGCTAAAGCGGCGGATGCATACAAAGTACTGAAGGATATAGCAACCGTATTTCGTAGTATGCTGTATTTTATTGATGGACAAGTCTTCCCTGTTATCGACGCCCCGAGTGGTCCAGTATATAACTTTACTAAAGGTAATGTTATGGGAGGTTTCTCCTACGAAGGTACGGGCAGTAAGACAAGAATTAACCAATGTATTGTTACTTGGATTGATCCTGATGCAAACTATAAAGCTTCTCCTCTTATTGTCGAAGACAGACTAAATATTGCTAAAACAGGAGTAATAATTTCTCAAGATGCTATGGCAATGGGAGCTACTTCTGAAGGACAGGCTCTAAGATATGGGCGATGGAAACTATGGACAGCAGCTAATCAGAGAGAGGTTGTTAGCTTTTCTACTTCTTTAAATGCTTCGTTTATTCTTCCGGGAGACATTGTAAATGTACAGGATGCAGATAGGTATGCAGTTCGTATAAGTGGCCGTATCTCAAATTCAGGAACAGACCGTAGTACTACATCTATACCCTTGGATAGTACTACCTCTCTGATCGCAAATAGTGACTATGAGTTATCTGTTATATTTGTTGAGCCAGGTGCCTTTGCTACCCAGACCGTAAGTGTTACAGATAACGCAGGAACTCCTGTTACAACAACCTACAAGAAAGGTGATCTTATAAAGAAGGCTTGGATTGATGATAATGGTAATGGAACATATACTTATCAACTTATTGATACAGAAACAAAAGCCATAAATGCAAAAGCTACTGCTACAAATACAGAAGCCTTAGTACTGAGCTGGGCAAATACTACTCGTGTAGAGACCCAGCCAGTATCGACAAGTGCGGGCGCGGTTGATACACTAACAGTGTCTACAGCTTTTTCTGCAGTTCCTGCCGCAGAGTCTATTTGGGTACTTACAGAAAAGATAAATACGATAAACGTTCTAGGCTCTGCAAAACAATATAAAATACTGAACATATCACAGGGTGCTAAAAATGAATTTTCTATGACTGGTGTTGAGCACTATGACGAGAAATTTGCAGCGGTAGATGAAGACTTTACTACTTATATCGCAGACAGTATCTACCCTGCTGTAAGACATAATGATGTAGTACCACCAGTACTTGATGTATTCGGTGAAAGTATGATGAACGCTAATCTAATAGGCGAAGAGTTGACTATACAATGGACTCCTCCTGCAGCGGTAGGTGCCTCTACGGACTCCGAGACCTTGGGACAAGTAACCGCGCAAGGTGTATACGAGCATTTGTCTGGATATGAAATAACGCATACTTTTCCGACGATAGAGAGCCCTATATTCATTGATGATAAGTCTCAAACTAATTGGAAGATTGAAGGAATTATGGATGGTACATATGAAGTAGCAGTAAGAGCAGTTAATGTACTTCAAAACGTATCGGCTCCAACAACAGCAAGCATCACTGTAAGTGATAGATACCGCGAAAACGTACCTAGGTTTCCTCTTGGTGTACCTTATGGAGGAACTACAAGTGTAGCCTTCGCAGTTAAGGCTAATAATGTTTTTAGCTTCCAAAATCACCTGTATTCTGTAAAAAGCCCTAGTGGGTCCTCAACACGCATTACTAATACTAATTCTACTTCGTCGGCTTGGCAGCAAAGCTGTGCTACGCTTCCTAATATAACATGGTCAGAGAGTGATAGGAATGCTGGAGGTGAGTTTATAACTGAGCACGCCTATATTCTTATAGATGCCAGTGATAGTACAGATCGTCTGAAACTTATTAAATACCATAAACCCTCCCTTACTCATCCTTTCTGGTACGATACGGGCACGGGAAATAGTGCTAAGTATGGGTCAGCTTTAAGTGGTACTTTTACTAAAGCTGTAGGCTCTAGTAAAGTTACTGGCTCTGGAACCTCTTTTTTAAGCCAGCTTAAAGATGGGGACATTCTTAAACTAGGCTCTACTGAAGGTTATAAGATAGCTGCTGTAGTTAGCGACACCGTTCTTTATGTTACAAATTCATTCAGCTCCTTTAGTGGAGTACAAGGATTTATTCCGAATATACGCATAGACTATGCAAATGATGTAATCATTGCTCGACTTTATAAAACATCAAGTGCTCTTATTCTTGCTGAAGTCTACACAAAGATTGACGCTGTTCTTAAGAAAGCAGCCGCTATGATTGAAGAAGATGGTATTGAGAAGGAGCAAATAGCCGAAAACGCTGTTGGTACTACTGAGATTGATACTACTGCCGCAACTGGAGGAACTTTTGGAGCCGCTGTAGCCGCATTAGATGCCGCTAGTTTTACCTCTATTGATACGGATGTGTTGGATGCAAACTCTGTAATCGCTCGTGAAGTACAAGTATTTCCTGTAGGAGGCACAGCCCCTACTATTAGCGGTACTACTCTTACAGGTGCAGGTATTGATCTAAAGCAAGACGGAGACCTTTATGTCGGTAATTATTCTGACGATAAGTATATGTTCTGGGATCAGTCCGAAGGTACAATGACGTTCCGAGGAACTTTAAATGTAGATGATATTACGGGTTCAAGTGCCAAGTTTTCTACTCTTATGGCAGAAGTTGCAACAATCGGCACTCTGAATACAGAGATGCTCGACTCTGACGCAATCGTTACTCGCGATATTCGTGTGGGACCTTCTTTAGAGAAAACTGCAG